ACAAGCGCGTTGAATGGTCAGAGTGCCCATGATGCCGTCATTGCTGGATCTCCTGTGCGCGTGGCTGGCCGTGCTTTGTCTGCGGCTTACACCACTGTGGCAACGGGCGATACCGCTGACTTGATTACCACGCTGCAAGGCGTTCAAATCGTTCGTCAGTGGCAAATCCCTGAGCTGGAATGGAGCTATGCCTCTGCCGCTGGCGGTGTCGTGAATACTACTGACGTTGTATTGGCCGCTGCTGCTGGCGCAGGTTTGCGTCGATACGTCACGAGCGTGAGCTTGAGCAACAACAGCGCAACCGCTACCGAAGTTGTACTGAAAGATGGCGCAACCATCATTTGGCGTGGGCACCTACCTGCCAATGCTCCAAACTCTGAGATTGTGTTTACCAATCCGCTCAAAACCACGGCCAACGCTGCATTGAACTTTGCCTGTATCACTACGGCGGCTGCGGTTTACGTCAACGCACAAGGATACACCGCACCATGATTACCATTGAAGCAAAAGAGTTCATTGAGGCAATTGGCGCTTGGCATGTGCAGATTTTGGCCGATCTCAAAAGCGGCACCAGGCGCTGCGCTCATTGCCTTGAACTGGCCGCAGATGCAAGTGACGATGATCTCAAGGCCGCAGTTCTGGCCTTGTATGAACCTGCCAAGAGCAAATAAGCCATGACGAAAGACTCACGCCTTGCGAGGGCTGGCGTTGAAGGCTACAACAAGCCTAAGCGCACGCCCAGCCACCCTACAAAGTCTCATGTGGTGGTGGCCAAGGTTGGCGACCAGATCAAGACGATTCGGTTCGGCCAGCAAGGCGTGAGCGGTTCGCCAAAGAAAGAAGGCGAGTCAGCATCAGAAAAGGCTCGGCGCGAGTCTTTCAAGGCTCGGCATGCTGAGAACATTGCCAAGGGCAAGATGAGCGCGGCATATTGGTCGGATCGCGTTAAGTGGAAATAATCCCAAATGGTATTACAATGCACCAAAGGAGCAGAGTATGCCAAATGGAAATCTCAAACATGAAGTGCAGTGTCCAAACTGCGGAGATAAACGGATGGTTCGGTCTGACGTCATCGCAAGAGTGCTGAATCAAGGCAAACCCTTGATCTGCAAACCGTGCCATAACAGGATGCGGTTCGATGGACGCGACCACCCACGCAAAGGCACTGGCGTCAAAAATGATCCAGACCTTGCGCGAACACAGGCCAGCTACTCAAAGGCAAAACAGCGCAGCAAAATGGGAGAAAAGCATCATGCGTGTTATGCCAAAGTCGAGTTCCGCTTTGATTCACTACAGCACCTAATCGACTGCATCGGCATCCGGCCTGAAGGCATGACGCTTGACCGCATTGATCCACTTGGACACTATGAGCCAGGGAATGTTCGCTGGGCAACAATGGCGCAGCAGCGTGCAAATTGTCTGCCTCGTGGCTACTGGCAAAAACAGAATGAAGTGGTGAGTTGAATGCAGATCCCTATCCTCAGCGGAATCTACACTGACGAAAACGGCGATGTGCGCACTTCATATCCGCGCAACATGATGCCGATTGCCGCGCCTAATGGCGTGAGCAATGGCTATTTGCGCCCGGCTGATGGCATTGTGCAATTCGGCACTGGCCCCGGTATTGATCGAGGTGGAATCAACTGGAATGGCGCATGTTATCGCGTCATGGGTACCAAGCTGGTTCGCATTGATAGCCTGGGAAATGCAACCACACTTGGCGATGTTGGTGGTTCTGGTTTGGTGACAATGGATTACAGCTTTGATCGGCTGGCCATTGCGTCTGGCGGGTCTTTGTTCTATTGGAACGGCTCTACACTGACGCAGGTAACCGACCCTGACTTGGGAACTGTGGTGGACTTCTGTTGGGTTGACGGGTACTTTCTGACCACAGACGGAACTTTCCTGATCGTTACAGAACTGAATGACCCGCTATCTGTCAATCCGCTGAAATACGGCAGTTCTGAAATTGACCCCGATCCGGTGCTCGGCATCTACAAACTGCGCAATGAAATCTACGCACTCAACCGCTACACCATCGAAGTATTCGACAACGTAGGCGGATCATTGTTCCCATTTGCTCGCATCAATGGCGCGCAGATACAACGTGGAGTGGTTGGCACACATGCAGCGGCGATTTTCATGGATAACATGGCATTCCTCGGCAGTGGCAGAGGCGAGGCCATTGGCGTGTATCTCGGTGCTAATAGCCAGTCGCAGCATATTTCTACGCCAGAGATCGACCGCATCATTTCAACCTACACAGAAGCGCAGCTCTCAACTGTGCTGATGGAGTCGCGGCTACTTGATGGCCAATGGCTCCTTTATATCCACTTGCCTGATCGCACGCTGGTTTACAACGGCACCGCATCTCAAGCTCTGCAAAGCCCAGTTTGGTTTGAATTGGTCAGCTCTTTGACTGAGACTGGTCAATATCTGGCGAGGCATTTTGTCTACTGCTATGACCAATGGCTAGTTGGCAATCCGTCCAGCGCCGTACATGGTCGCATCGTTGAAAACATCTCAACGCATTGGGGCCAGCCTGTAGCCTGGGAATTCGGCACTCAGATGATCTACAACGAGGCCAAGGGTGCAATTTTCCATGAGCTAGAGCTAGTGGCGTTGCCGGGCCGTGTTGCGCTTGGAGCAAACCCTGCTATTTGGACAAGCTACACACTCGACGGCGAGACTTGGAGCCAACTTAGGCCATGCAATACTGGCAGCATCGGCAACCGTGGAAAACGCATTCGGTGGCTGCAATGCGGCACGATGCGCCAATGGCGTGCGCAGCGCTTTCAAGGCATCAGCGATGCTCATTTGTCAGTGATGCGGCTTGAGGCCACGCTGGAGCCGCTGAATGTATAAGTTCACCAAGCTCACGCGCAACCAGCTCGCAAAGTTCCTGCCAGACCACGAATCCATCAAGGTCTTTGAGCAGATCACTGCCAATGCTGGCGAGTTGCTGCCAGATCAGATCGACCAACTGATGTTGGATACTGGGATTGCGCAGAGCAATGCAAATTCCGCATTGGATTCATTGGATCGCATTGCGCAGGCTTTAGAACTGCTGGCAACAGCGCCGCCAGAAGCGCGCGTAAGCGACGATGCGGCATTGTTGCTACCTCCGCCTCAGCCGGAGAAAAGAAAGCGTTACGGCGTGTTCTATGACACCACGACGCAGGTACCGGCTGCCATCAATACAGCCTATCCGATCACGTTCAATAGTACAGATTTGAGCTTTGGAGTTTATCGCGGGGCTACTACATCGCGCATCTATGTTGACGAACCTGGCGTGTATGACTTTCAGTTCTCGGCGCAGCTAGACAACACCAGCGGCGGCAGTCATCTCATTTTCATTTGGTGCCGTATAAATGGCGTTGATGTGGCCAACTCTGCTAGTCAGGTGCGCTTGAAAGGTAGTGATGGAGAACTAGTTGCGGCATGGAATTTTGTGCTATCTATGAAGGATGGAGACTATTTCGAGCTGGTCTACTCTGCTTCAGACACATCTGTGCAAATCCTATCGCAGGCCGCAGCAGCTCCAGTTCCGGCCATTCCATCCATACTATTGACCGTCACAAACAACATTTCGTGAGGCATCCATGACCGTTACAGTCGTCAACATCATCCCGCGCAAGCAGGCCGAAAACGCGCAGACTGCGCAATACACCGCCGTGAACTGCAAAACCATCATCGACAAGTTCACAGTGACAAATACCTCGGCCAGCACGGTGCAATTTAGCGTGAACCTAGTTGCATCCGGCGGTTCTGCCAGCGCATCGAATCGTGTGCTGAGCCTGAAAAGCATCACGCCGAACGAAACCTACAACTGCCCCGAGGTGGTAGGGCAAACACTGGAATCTGGCGGATTCATTTCTACCCTTGCCGGTGCAGCTTCCGCGCTTACAATCAGCGCATCCGGGCGTGAGGTGACTTGATGAAGCCAGAAGCATACACAGATGCCATCCGGCATAACTTGGAGCATGTATTTGCCATGCCCAAGGATGCCGCGGATTGGCTTTGTATGCTGTTCGATGCCATTCAAGTGCTTGATGATGTGGCAGACGGCGACAAAATAGAGCGCTCAGCGCTTGATGCGGCCATTTGGAATCTTCTGGTTGCCATGCCACAAAACAGGTTTTTTGCCGCAAATGCATCGGCGCTTTTGCCATTGGTGGCCACGCAGATTCTGAAATGGCAAGCTGCCGATGAAGTAGAGCGCAAAGGCCAAGCCGATGCCAAATCATTTACTTGGCGGGCTGGCTTTTATGATGTGGTTTTGCTGGCTGTCAGCTTAGTGCATGGCCCAAACGCAGCAATTCCAGCCGCCGCATCAGTATTGCGGCTCTATGGCGAGAATTTTGAAGAATACATGAAGGAGTTTGGAAATGCCTAATCCGGCCATCATTAACATGGAAAATCAGCGCAAGGCTGCTAGTCAAGCATCTTCTGCGCAACAGCAAGCATCTCAGGCAGGTATTGAGGAACAACGTAGGCAATTTGAAGCTGTGCGTGAATTGCTGGCTCCATACACGCAAGCTGGATTGCCAGCATTGCAACAACAGCAAGCATTGCTTGGTTTATCAGGCGCAGAAGCTCAACAAGCAGCCATTTCAGCAATTGAGAATCAACCAGGCTTTCAGTCTATGATTCAGCAAGGCGAAAACGCCATGCTGCAAAACGCATCGGCGACTGGTGGTTTGCGCGGTGGTAACCTACAAGGCGCTATGGCTCAATTCAGGCCACAGATGCTGTCGCAGGCAATTCAGGATCAATACGCTAGGCTCGGCGGAATGACATCACTCGGCCAGCAAAGCGCAGCAGGTGTTGGAACTGCTGGAATGCAAACAGGACAATCTATTGCAGGATTGCTTGGACAAATGGGTGCGGCTCGTGCTGGTGGTATTCTTGGACAAGCGCAAGCCAAATCCAATGTATATGATCAAATGATGAAAGTAATGGGCGCGTTTGCTGGTGGGGGGTTCTAACATGGTTCAGCCATATAACTACACATTGCAAGTTGCAGATCCTTCTCAATCATTTACAGAAGGAATCAAACTTGGCGAATATTTTCGGCAACGCCAACAAGCACAAGCACAACAAGCAAAATTTCAACAATTGCAAGCAGCATACTATGCAACGCCACGGCCAACATTGCAACAAACATTGCAATATGCATCTTTGCTTCCAAAAGATCAAGCAGAATTGATTCTGAAAGGCAGAGATGCACAAAATGCAGAAGTTACTAAATCCAATATCAATATTGGTGGTCAAGTTTTGTCATCATTGATGCAAGGAAACAAAGATCAAGCAATTTCAATTTTGCGCACTCGTGCAGAAGCCAGCAAAAATAGCCAAGATCCTGAAGGACAAAAGCAATGGGAAATGATGGCATCAACGATTGAGAAATCTCCATCTGCTGAACAAGCTTTCAAAGATTACGCACCTTACATGGCCGCATTGGGTGAAGAAGGACAGAAGATGTTGACTTCTGTATATGAGGCACAAAAACAACCATTTGAACAGCGCAAGGCTGAGGCTGAGGCTTGAGAGGCTGAAGCAAAAGTGA